ATGAAGGTCGGTCTAAACTTACCTTTATATGACATAAATAGAAATAATATAGAAAGTCTTAATAGGTATTTAGAGTGGCAAAACCTATAGTTAGAAACATAAACATGTTTGATGCAAAGGGGGTACTTACACCTCTTGCACAGTCAAATTATTATCAAGTTAGTTTCTCTTCACTTAAACCAGCAGTTACAAATCATCTTACGTTCATGGGAATTGGTAATGTAAGAGATTTTATATCAAGAAAGAGTGGTATATTATGCAGCGAAGCATCATTACCAGCATCTGCTTTTACCACAGGAGAGGTAAAGGGAGATTTTATGGGAGTTCCACAGGAGTTTGCACATACAAGAATCTATACTGATATTGATTTTACGTTTTATATTGATGAAAACTACACTAACTTGAGAATATTTGAAGGTTGGATGGATTATATCTCTAGTGGTGCTAATGTAAGTCAGGGTCAAAAGGGATTTTATCGAAGAGTACAGTATCCAGATTCATATAAATGTGATACAATGTATATAACTAAATTTGAAAAGAACTATAGAAGGAGATTAGATTATCAATTTATCAATGCATTTCCAAAATCGATAACCTCTATTCCAGTTTCCTATGGTTCTGCTGAAGTCCTCAAAGTTACTGTTAGTTTTAATTATGACAGATATATCATGGACGTAGGCCGTATAAATAACTAAACTGAATTGTATCAGACATTATGCCTTTACCTAAAATTAATACGCCAACTTATGAGTTGGTATTACCTTCAACTGGTAAAAAAATAAAGTATCGCCCATTTCTTGTAAGAGAAGAGAAAATTCTGATTATGGCACTTGAATCGGAAGATATGAAACAAATTACGGATGCGATTGTAGAAATATTAGATGCCTGTATTCTTACAAGAGGAGTCAAGTTAAGTAATTTGTCAACCTTTGATATGGAATATCTGTTTCTTAACGTGCGTGGTAAGTCAGTTGGAGAGACTATTGAAGTTAATTTATTATGCCCTGACGATGAGAAAACTCAAGTCACTGCCATGATTGATATTGACACAATTAAAATACAGAAAGATAAATCACACAAGAATATAGTCAAACTTGATGATCAACTTTCAATGAAGATGAAATATCCATCAATTAATCAGTTTATTGAAAATAACTTTGAAACATCAGAAGATACAGCGAGTTCTGATATATCAACGACTATGGAAATGATAACTTCTTGTATTGACATGATATATAATGCAGAGGAGAGTTGGAGTTCTAAAGATTCTACAAAAGAAGAGTTATCTGAATTTGTTGAGTCATTAAATACTAAACAATTTAAAGATGTTGAAGAGTTTTTTAGAACTATGCCTAAACTTTCACATACAGTGAAGGTTACAAACCCACACACCAAAGTTGAATCTGATGTTGTATTGGAGGGACTAGCTGCTTTTTTCAGCTAGGTATGTCTCATACGAATCTAGAGTCATACTATAAAATTAATTTTGCCTTGATTCAGCATCATAAATACTCTTTAACGGAGATTGAAAATATGATTCCGTGGGAGCGTGAGATTTATGTTTCGTTATTACAGCAGTATATCGAAGAGGAAAACCTAAAGGCACAACAGAGTGGAAACTACTAATCTAAAACTTAATGTAACTAACCTTAAGTCCATTTTTCCTAGTGGTAATGGTAGTAGTTCTATCATGGGAAAAAGTGGTAGTAGATTTATTCCAAGACCTTCAGGTAGAGGTGGAACTATTATACCACCAGAAGGTATAAAGAGAAGAAAAAGAAGAATTGATGCAAAATCATTTGGACAGGTTAAAGCAGAGATTGATTTAAAGGAAGAACAAAAGAGATTTAAAAATATATTTAAAACTATAGGAGCTCTTAAGAAGAGAATCGAAACAAATGAATTAAATATAGTAAAATTAAAGATTGGAGCTGGATCAGGAACTGATGTTGATGAAACTAATGCTGCAATATATGATATTGGAACTATATTAGCAAATGATTATCGATCTAGAATTGCAGCAGGTAAGGAAGAAAATGAAAACCTTCGATCAAAACTAGAAAAAGGAGAGCGTAAAGATGAAGAGAAAAAATTAGAAGGTAAAAGAAAGAGTCTATTTTCTGGCATAAAAGATACAACTAAAAAATTACTTGCACCAGCAGTTGGAATCTTTGATAAAATAAAAGAGTTTTTACTTACAATATTTGCTGGACAGTTAGTAACTGGTGCTTTTAGTTGGTTGTCAGACGAAGCGAATCGCAAAAAATTAGTAAAAATATTTGATTGGGTTGTTAATAATTTTAAATGGTTAGTTGGCGGTGTTGTTCTTGTTGGTGTAGCATTGGCGATCCGAAAGATAATGAAGATTGTCAAGGCGATTCGTGGTGTAATCAAAGTAATTAGAAATGCCTTTAGATTGGCAAAATCAATATTCAAATACGGACCAAAACTTGGTAAGGCAATAACCAGATTAAGTATTGCTGTTGGTGGTAAAAATGCAGGAAAACTAGCAGCGAAAATAACAGGTACAACTTCTAAAAATATTGGTAAAAAAATAGTAGCAACAACAGGTAAGAAGATCGCTGCCAAGACTATAACAAAAACTGCAGGTAAGGCAGGTGCTAAATCACTTCTCAAGAAAATACCATTTGTAGGTCTTGGTCTGGGTGCTGTATTTGCAATTGATAGAATGAGAAAAGGCGATTGGGGTGGTGCATTATTAGAATTAGGATCTGGTGCAGCGTCTATGATACCTGGTGTTGGAACTGCAATCTCTGTTGGACTTGATGCTGGATTAGTTGCAAAAGATATTAATGATGCCAAAAATATGGAGACAAGAAAGACTGGAGGATCCGTTTCAAAAGATAAGTCTTATCTTATTGGTGAAAATGGTCAGGAAATATTCAGACCTAATACTGCTGGAACAATAATACCAAACCATCGTACAGAACAAATAGTTAAAGATATAACTCCATCCGAAGAGGGTAACGCTGAAATAATTCAAATGGATTTAGGAACTGAAAAAGAAGCTCCTCCAGAACAACCTCCATTATCAGCTGGTGTTACTAATATCATGGCAGATATTCCTTCAGTAAATATCTTAAACCCCTATATGGATTCTATGAAAAACAAATATAAGATAAAGATTTGATATGCAGCAAGAAAAAGTCAAAAAACTAAAAATAAATGTTACTAATCTTCGTAGTGCTCTTGTCGATGCAAATAAGACGTTGGGAGAAATTAGTGCAGAAAAAAAATCCCTTCTTGAAAAACAAATACAACAACAAAAGGTAAAGGAGAAAGAAGAGAAGTTAACAACAAAAAGATCACCACTTAAAAAAGCGGGTGACACTGTGAAAAAGGCAGCTAAAAGTGTGATGGGATTTTTTGAGAGAGTAATACAGTTTGGTGCAACTATTTTAATAGGTCAATTAATCACTGCTTTACCTGGTCTCATAGAACAATTCAAAGAGTGGAAAGAAAGAAACAAAAATTTGATTAATTTTGCATTTAAAACATTACAGATAGTTGGCACTGGACTTAAAAACATAACTGAATTTTTTACGGGTGTTAATTTTGATGATCAAGATAAAAGAAAAGAAGAAATAAACAAAGAGGTTGAAGTTTTAAATAAGAATCTTGATGTGGTTGATAAAGAAACAGAGGAATTTAGTGGTGAATCTTCTAAAGAAGAGTCAAAAGGATCTGATAACGTAAACGAAAATAAAGAATTTAACAAGTCAATTGGGAAAGAGAATAACACAAAAATAGATAAGGATCCAGCAGATAAAAAAACTACTATCTCACAGGGTACTGGTTCAGATGTGAAATTAGATTCAACTGAAAGAGATGGTGTCGGAGTTTTGCCTGAAGAGGATCGTAAAAGATTTAAATTAACAACAGAAAATGATAAAAATAGGATGGAAAAATCTCTAAATGATGCTTATTCAAGAAAAAATAACTATATACAGTCAGGTGATACTTCTAAATTACAAGGAGTTAATCGGAAAATTGAATACTATGAGAAAGTGTTAGATCGACCAAGCACATTAGTTGTTAAATCAAATGATTTTAATAAAAAAATAGAAACAATAAAGTCAAAACCAACAAACACAAAAACTAAAACAAAAATTATTGTTGCCACAAAAACTATTGAGAAAAATGTACCCGTTGATAATATCATACCCGTAGGAGGTACAGCATAATGGCAAATTCAGCGTCTGCACCATCAAAATATGAAGAGATGGTTATCTCCCGTACAAGAACAACAACAAGTGGACAGGGTAATAAATCAAGAAGCACAACAAAAAGTTTGAGAGGGAAAGTAACAAGTTTTAGTTACTACGAAAGTTTATATTCTCCCACAACAACAGCAAGTGTTACATATACTGAATCTACTGAATCAACTAAAAATTTAAAAGAGATAACTGGAAATGAAGATTTTACTTTTAAAATTCAATCAAAGTATGGCACTTTAGAATTTGGAAGAAAGAAAGATTCAAATTCAGGAATGAAAGTAAAAGCTGCTCCGACCATAGCACAAGAATCAAATCGTGAAGCAGTTTTTCTTGATCTTGCTTCTAAATGGGAGTTTAAAAATAAAACAACCGCAGTTCATGACAAGTACAGTAATGTGACAATAGGTGATGCGGTTATTATAATTTTAAAGAGAAAACTAGGTGTTGATTATGATTTCTTTGACGTTGAGGAAACAAAAAATATGTATGATTTTAATGGAAGAGGAAAGAGTCCATTTGAATTAATTACAGATCTTGCAAGAAAGGCAGTTCCTGTGAAGGGTGATCCTGGTTTCTTTTTTTATGAAACTCAAGACGGATTTAATTTTAAATCAATTCAATCTTTGGTGTCACAAGAACCAAAACAGGTTTATGTATACAATGGTTCTTTTAGAAATGATCAAAAAGGTGATTCAAATGATTTTAAAATTTTAAAACAACCTAGATTTTTAAAAGATCAAGATATAATAACAGCACTTGAGTCTGGCACTTATGCGAGTCGTAATATATTCTTCAATCCTTTTGATAAAGATTATATAGAAAGAATTTATAAAATAAATGATGATGGTGGTATTGATCAAGCGTTAGGTAATAGTATAGAAGTAGATGATGAATTAACAGGTTATATTAGAACTCACACACATATTTTAGATGTTGGAAGTTTGAAAGTTGGAGTAAGCACATCTATTAATAATACACCTGCTGAATGGCAAGCAAAATCTGCGATGAGATATAATATTCTTCATTCCCAGATTATTGAATTAATGGTGCCATGTAACACTGAATTAAGAGCAGGTGATGTTGTTAAATTAGAATTTGAGAATTTGGCAAATGAAAAGTGTGCTGAAGGAATTGATAAACGTCAAAGTGGTAAATACCTTATATTACACTTATGTCATTATTTTGATCCGAATAAATCAGTCACATCATTAACTGTATGTCGTGACACTTATGGACTACACACGAGTAAAAAATGAATAAAGATTTTTGGATAGGAAAAGTTGTATCATTTGATAGTCAGGCAGATCAGGTAACTGGTCAAGGATGGGGATGGAGATATAAAGTTCGCATCATGGAAGATTACTCTGAAAAAGATGGTATTGAAGATAGAGACGTAATTTATGCAATGGTTGGATTACCAGCAACTGCTGGCAGTGGTGCAAGAGAAATGATGCAATCACCTAGAATTTCTCAAGGTGACACGGTTCTTGGTAGATATCTTGCTGATGATAACCAAGCACCCATCATTGAATTTGTTTTACCTAGAACAAAAAGTGATAAGTTAGGTGATGGTAAATTTGATCAAAAGAAGGGATTTACAAACGGAAGTACAGAAGGATTATTAGGTGGACAAGAGTTTAATGAAAATGATAATGTAAGCACACCTGGTCTTAAAACATGTAAAGGAGTTCAAAAGGGAGATGGTAAAGGAAGAAAAATACCTGAACTATCTTTAAAAAATTTAGGTATTGATCCTAAAGTAGGTGCACAAGTCAATGCTTTAAAAAAACCAGTCAAGGAAGCGATTGAAGAAGTTCAAGAAGCAGACTTTGAAATAGCTTGATAAATAAGTATAATATAAAACTCTTGTAATGGCAGAAACACCACTCTCAATATCTGAA